CAAATGCAGGAACGATAAAATACCGCATCAAGGGATCTCCATCGATCCCCCCTGTCCGATCAGATCATGCAGACGCTGGTGCGCGCAATCGATCGGTTGTCAGCAAATGATTCAACCCGGCTTCGATCGCCTTCAACCGGTTGCGCTCCTGCCGCGACCCCTTCGCGACCTTGCCCGACCCGGCGTGCAACGTCGTCAACTAACCGGCAACCACCAACACAAAAAATCGCATTGGTGTTTAGCTAACGACAAATCTTGTTTGCTGGATGTTCTGGCGATGTCGGCCAACCATCATCATCAACGTCCAAATCGTAACCACGTAATTCAATGATACGCTTGCGTCGATCATGACAGTCAAAGCACAGTGACTGCAACGCACCCAAACGAAACTTAGTCCAGCTGCCATTATGCGGCTCGATATGATCAGCTACCTTCGCCGGCGTCACCAAACCGCGTGTCAGACACATCTGACACAACGGCTGGTGCTTCATTTGCAATTTACGGCGACGTCGCCAAAACGCGCTGTCGTAATAGCGAGACCATTGCGACTTGGTTGATGACCTGTCCATCGTTCAAACGATCATTGTCTCGATATCAACCGGCTTAACCGTCCGATCACGCGATCGCAATCCGAGCAACATGGCCAACGCCACTGCACCATCGATGCGAAACCGCGCCTTGTCCTTGTCAAGCTTGCGATTTCCTGCCGGATCTTTGGTGGCAACCGCGTTAGCCATATTCCAGTTCAGCACCGGATTGTTACCGTGCGCCAGCTGATGGTCAAGAATTGCCAATTCGAACGCGTCGATCGCCGGTCCCATGTCGCGGTAGCCCTGACCCCACGGCACCAGCCGCAACCCATCGCCGCCTTTCTCGCCATCCTCATATGCCTGCAAACCGATGCGATCAAATTCGCGCAACAAATCCTGAATACGCCAGCGGTCATAAGCGATACCGTGAATCTTATAGCGCTTGCTCAAATCGGCAATAAACCGCGCCACGACTTCCGGATCGATGGTCTTGCCAGGCGTCAGCATCAGATGCCCGGCTTCGGCCCATTCCCGATAACGGTGCGAACCCGAACCGAAATCACGTTTCGATTGTTCGGTCAATTGCTCGCGCGGCTTCCAGAAAAATGACTGAATGCGACACGGATCTTCGGCACTGCCGACCAGCAACGCAGTCAAATCGGCGACACTCGACAAATCGAGTCCGCAATAGACGTCTTCGCCGTCGCGCAGCGCGGCCTCGCCCTTGCACGCCATCCATTCGACGCGACTGATCAACGGCGAATCCGCCGACACCCGCTGGTTCAAGAACAGATTACGTACCTTGGATTCTTCGGCCGGCAGTCGCTTGGCCTTACGGATCGCGGCCACCAAATCTTCGTGATCACGGAATTTGCCAAGTGCTGGATTGGCTTTCGCCCACTGTTTTTCGTCGTTAAGATCGCAATCTTCATCCGCCGCGAACAAGTGACAAACGATCGACGGATCGACTTTCGACATCCCGTCATCGATCAACTTCGATAGAATATGCTCCGGGTCGTTGGATTGCGTCGAGATCACGATAAACAGCGGCTCCTCGCGCGCACCGAAACTGGTATCCAGCACATCATACAAATCGCGATTCTTGGCCTGCGCCAATTCGTCATAGATCACAACACTAGGCAAGTAACCATGCTTGGTACCAGCCTCGGCACTCACCGCGCGATACACCGACCCCATGCGACGGCCAATCATGGTTTTAGTCGACGGCACAATGTCGATCATTCGACGCAGTTCAGGATCAAGCTCGACGATCTGCTTGGCAAACTTGAAAACAATGCTGGCCTGATCCCTGTCGTTAGCCGCGCTATAGATTTCACCGTGCACTTCAGCCACCGGGCCGATCAGATGTGCTAACGCTAGGGTTGCGATTAAAGCAGTTTTCCCGTTCTTCCTGGCCATCGACAAAATCGCACGACGTACCACACGACGTTCCTTGCCATCGGGCATAATACGCTGCGGTTCATATATATCACGGATAAATAGCTTCTGCCATTCGTCAAGTCTGAAAGGCTTACCGGCACCGACACCGCTCGGCACGGTCAGAGCTTCAATGAATCGGATGACCAATTCGGCCCGGTCTTTGCCCTTGGTGGTGCGCTCAACCCGCGAGGAGTCCGGCAAACTTCGATTCCTCCTTCTCGGCGCGCACGCCAGCCGCGATCCTGGAGCGCGCCGCAGGCGTCAAGCCAAATTCGGATGCGTAACGCACCATGTCGGCTGCGGCCTTGCGCATCACATTGATCAGCGGGTTTTGCGCCGCATCGCCGTACTGAGTCTTGATAACCAGGCCACGCATTAACGGGTCCTTATCTTGTATACGCGCCAAGACTTCGGCGGCCATGCGCCATTGACCGTAGGCATGACAATAAGCAGCCAACACCGCAATATCGATCCTGGTCAACACACCCATGCGATGCAGTTCAACAGAAACCGTCCACCATTCCTCAGCAGCGTAGCCGGTAACGAACGGCGGCGGCTCCGGTGGATCAAGCTCCTGATCGGGCTGCATCACGTCGACGGTCAACTTTTGCTTTCCCGGATTGCCGCGCAACAGCTTGAGCTGCGTCGGAAGCGGTCGTGGTCCTCGTGGTCCTGGCATGCCGTTTCCTTGTAAGATCGTTGAAGCATTTGCCATCGGCCTCGCGCGTGGCCTTCTCGCCGGTGAAATCCTGCCAACGCTGGATCGTCACGTCAACGTAGGCCGGGTTGATCTCGATGGCGTGACAGGCGCGCGTCGTCATCTCGGCGGCGATGATCGTGGTGCCGGAGCCGACGAACGGATCGTAGACCGCCTGACCAGGCGATGAATTATTCTCGATCGGCCGGCGCATGCACTCGACCGGCTTTTGGGTCGAGTGATTGGTACGGGCATCATCGCGTTGCCCGCCAAAGGCGCCGGTGTTGGAAACCTGCCAGATCGTGCTTTGCGTTCGATCCCCGGACCAATGGCCGACTTTGTCTTTGCGGACCGCGTACCAGCATGGCTCATGTTGGTAGTGATAGTGACCGCGTCCGATTGCAAAATGCTGCTTAGACCAGATGATTTGTTGCTTTGGTTGCAGACCTACGGCGGCGAGGCTTTCATGCACGGCACACTGCAATGGTCCCGGTGCGCACCATACATAGGCGACATCGCCGGGAAAGAGCGCCCATGCCTCGCGCCAATCGGCACGATCATCCGCTTCGACCTTTCCAACCGAACGTGCTTCAGTCCAGCCGAGCTGTCGCCACTCGGGATCGTAACTCACACCATACGGCGGATCGGTCACCATCAAATGCGGCACTGTCCCGCTCAAGGCGCGCGCTACATCGTCAGCGGCCGTGGCGTCGCCGCAGACCAAACGATGACGCCCCAATAGCCACACCTCGCTGCGGCGAGATCTCGGTTTTGCCGGCAACTCAGGCGCGGCATCGGGATCGGTCAGGCCAGCATGCGACCCCGTCAGCCGTGCCATCTCGAACTCATCGAACCCCATCAGCAGCGTATCGAAGCCGGCCGCCGCAAGGTCGGCAAACTCGATCTTCAATAGCGCCTCGTCCCAGCCACCGTTCTCGGTCAGCTTGTTATCAGCAATCACGTAGGCGGCCTTCTGCGCATCCGTCCAGCCGCAAGCGACGATAACCGGCACCTCACCTAGCCCTAACTCCCGCGCAGCCAGCACTCTCCCGTGCCCAGCTATGATCATCCCCGCTTCATCGATCAGCACCGGGACCGTGAAGCCCCACTCGCGAATCGAGGCCGCGATCTGCGCTATTTGCGCTGGTGAATGCGTTCTGGCGTTGCGCGCGTAAGGAATCAGCTTATCGATCTTGAATCGCTGCACAGCATCAGCCGGCCACTGCACGGGCTGTTGATTTTGTTTGTTATTTTTAGGCTTGTGCAACATTTGTTCTTACCGGAACCTAAAACTGTCGGCGTCTAAAACAAAAGTGGCGCCGCGCCGCGAGCTAGGGGATGGGTCCTTTTTTAGAGATGCCCCCCGCCCTTTTCATT